TGTTGGTAAATCAAAAAGTTCTTCGAGTTTGCGTGTCATAACCTATTTATAGGGTTAACGACCACCGTTTACAAACATGTCATCCTCAGTTATGACTCTAAAACTCAGACCATTTCGTTTGCACCATTTTTGGGCTGCTGCCCATTTAGCATAGTTGATTGCAACCACTGCTCGATCTCTGGGCTTCATTCCTTCAGTAATAACACTTTGTCCTTTGGGTTTGATCTCAATCAGTTCAGCTCGCATGGTTCCATTTTTTTGTTGATATGTTACCAAAACATCTGGTATGTAGATGCTTTGTTTACCAGTTACTGGATTAAGATATGGAATACTGATTGACTCACTAGCCCATTGCATAACATATTCATTGTTGTCACAAAATCGAAAAAATGCATGTTCCCATCCACTGCGATATCGAGGCGTTCCTTTGCCTACATATTTGTGTTTGTTTACAACTTCGTATGTTCCCTGGGCCCACCGGCTCATGATTTTACATTCCTGGCTGTGTAGTAGTTAGGAGTGACTGTGACGCCATATCCCAACAATGTACTAGAACTACGCATGTTATTGAGATAATAGGCCAATGTTTGTGTGAGTTGAATTTGATTTTTGCCTTGGCTTTCCATAGTTGCCAACAAGGTCAACACTGGAGTTTTTGTTTCATTGGCAATTCTAAACAAACTAACTGTGAAATTACCAGCTGCTTGTTCTGTAGTAAACACAGACTTGAAAAAACTAAACACAAGATTGTATTCAGTTGAGTTTACATATTCTTCGTAGCTGTAAAAAGCATCGTATACTCTGACACTTAGATCTACTTTGGAGTTTAATGCGTTTACGGTTCCCATTATCTAGGGCCTTTTGGACTTTGTGGGAATATAAAACCGCCTGAGCTGTTTTGTACTTGCCTAATTGCACCAGGCAAACCATTTCGTATTACGCCTTTGAGCGCTGCATTGGCTTCTTCATTAACAATTGCTTGCAAATTTTTACCTTTGAATGTGTTATATGTTGTAGCTGCGGCTTGAACAGCACCAATAACGCCGCCGATGCCGCCACTTTGTAAATCTTGAATGATACCAATTCCTGTATCCAACAAGCCACCTTGACCCAACACACTGGCAGTTGAGCCAGGGCGAGCCAATGGGCTTACTAGTGTGTCGTAGTGTGCTGGATCTGCAAATCCTTGTACGTTAGTATCTGGACGATCACGACCAATTGCACCTGAATAATATTTCACAGTTTCGTATTCAATGGTCATTGAGTTTGACATGATACCGCCTCCTTGGCTGTAATCATATGTATCATGTTTCCATTCTTTGATCAAAGGATTTATCAGTGTGTAAGAAGCAAACTTGTGTTGATTTAATCCGTAGATTGTGATGTCACGGAAGAAAGGTGGCTTACCAGAGGTATTGTCGCCGCCGCTGCCTGTTCCTGGGCCTCCTGCGTTGCTTTGATCAAAAGCTTCACCAATATAGCCCCAATCGTTTACTGTTCGATTGCCGCTGTAGATGTCCCTAGCACTGTATGTGAATCCCGGTTTGTTTGATACTACCCCTGCTGCGCCGCTGGCCGAAGGAGTAGCGCCATACTGTTGATTGGCGTCTTTGTAGTAGTAAGCATAGTAATTGTACCACATGTTACGACTTACATCGCCGCCATCATCATGTAATTCAACCTGTACTGGTTGATAGTTAATTTTTTTCTGGATTACACGTTTACGATTGTATTGATTCAGTGTTTCTGTATCAATAGAAAATGTAGGTAGTTGAATTGTTTTAACAATAACACTAAGTGAGTTCTTTTCACTCTCAGGAAAAATATTTCTCAAGCTAGGAATTTCAGCAGTGTTGATATTAAAGTACACGTGAAATAAGAACTTGTTCCGAGGAGCAAGTTCGTATCCATTAGTAGTAAAGGTTTTACTAGCATGTGCATAATCACGAAGATTATTTACATTAGTAAAACCTTTAAGAAAGTCCTGGCCCCAAGCCATGCTACTGTTATCCTGTCACTACATCGTTAACAGTACGACCAATAGCATTACCAATACCGCCGCCGCCTTGGTTGCCTTGGTTAGCGTTATCAAATAGTATTGTTAATGCAATTTGTGCTGGGTCACTGCTGTTATAAGCAAAGTCACCGTAGTCTACACTCTTTAGGTAGCATCCATATAGTTGCCAGCTCTCTAACACAATAGGAGCAGCTGCGCCGTTGCCGCCGTCAAGTACTTCAAATGAGGTTATAAACTTGTAATCAATACCAGAAGCAGCACTGGCCATTTCTAAAAAGTCCATTTGTTTCTGAACTTGTTCGCCAATCAATTTACTAACGTGACCGCCAGCATCATCGCGTATGTTGCAAGTTGTTTCTGCCCAGGTGCTTTTACCGGCTAATTTTACTCTGCTGTTATAGACATCAATAACAATGTCGTCAAAGCTAAGGCTAGGACGCTTGAAGTCCACAACCTGTTTGGTTAATTCTGTACGAGGGGTACTAACACCAAAGTTTTCAAATACCACACGGAAGCGGTATTTAAGTTTGGGCATTAGTAAGCCCTGATTACTAGCACTTTGGGAACTCGCCAAAGGTACTGTCATTCTTGTTAATGATGCAACGGCCATAATCGTTATCTCCTATGCTTTTATTTACCACATTCGAGGTCGAAAAAAATGGGGGCCAAAACCCCCATTTTCGCCTCTAGCGGTATGTTTAACCGGCCACAGCAGTACCGCTCGAGGCAATCTCACCAGTGTTCTTGATACGAACTGGAATGTAAATAAATTCAACTGCCTTAACAGGTTCAATTGCAATATCAACCCACAATTCATTGGCATCAATACGAGATGGTGTATTGTTCTGTAAATCACAAACAACCAAGAAGTCATAGATACCACGTTTTGCAACTAGGTCAATCATTAATCCGTTAATGGCATTCTTGATTTCATTACGTGTGATCTGATCATTTGGTTCAAACAAGAACTGTTTACCAATTTCATTCAATCGTCCACGCAAGAATGCAATCAATCGGGCTACGTTGATACGATTTAGTGCAGTTGTGTTTGTTGTAACAGTCTTATTACCAAAGTTAGTAATACCAACACCTGGGACAAATGTAATTGGGTTAACTTGATTTACGTAAAGTACATCACGTAAACCTTGGTTTACACCAGTTTGAACAAACTCACCTGTTGCAGCATCGATATAACCAATAGCAGAAGCATTGTCAATTACACCACGGCGTGTACCAGCTGGTGCCAACCATGGATATGCAATTTCATCGTTGCGAATCATAGTGCGAATCATCATGTGACTTGGAGGTTGCACAACTGTACTGCCAGACAAATCATTAGTCTGACAGCTTGGCCAGAACACACCAGAGTATGTGCTACCAGTATTCAGGCCATCACCAGTTACGTATCCGTTACCACTATTGTCTGTGGCCCATGACACAATATCATTGGCATTTGCTGGTAGGCGCAATGGAGTGTCACCAATTACAAATGCTGTATTGTTACGCTCGTTGTTTAGTGCAATTAAATTGCTCAACAATTCAGGATATTGAGGGCAAGCTAGCAAGTTGAATTGATTTTGTTCTTCACGTATTGCTGTACTTGAATCAATACCACTCTTTAAAGCAGCAACAATCAATGAACGTTGAGCAAAACGTCCCATGTACGGGCTACCATCAGTTTTGTTACCACTAGCAGTTACCCAAGCACCAGTTTCTAAATTAGACCAATAGCTGGTGTTTGTAGGCAATGTTCCAACTGGTGGGTTTGGGGTAGTACATACATATAGAGCAGCATTATACAATACTTTTGATCCTATGTTATAACCAACAGTGCTTGACCAGTTACTGAAACTAAAGTCAGTGGCATTAAAGTAATTTGAGTAATAACTCTTAACGTTAAATCCACTGCGTCGAGTGTTCCATAACAACATACCAGTTGGATACAAACCATAATCAGGAGCATCAATGTCAAGATAGTTGCTGGTTAACAAGCTCTTGATAGACTGAATTGTTCCACTTACTGGATTTGTTGTTCCGGTGGTATCCCATCGAGCATCAGAAAATAACGCACCATTTTCAGTTGTTTGGTCAGTATTGTTAATAGTAACCCATTGATCAACACCGTTGGAATCAATTTGCCAACGTTTAATTACAGGATATAGTTCCAAATTGCTAGTATCAATCCACAAATCGCCATAAACCAATGGAGTAGAATCACTTTGAGTTGTTGGAGCAGTAGGGCTAATTTGAGGACCATTAGGATCTGTTTGAGTTAGATTATAACCACGAACATCATTGCTAACGTTCTTATATCCTTTCCAACCTGTGCCATCATTGATCATGATATCAACTTGATTAGTGGCACTGTAATACCAGTAGCGGCCATCAGCTGGGTCAACAGTTGGAGCAGTTTCGCTGGCTGTGTAAGTTAATGGTATCCAGCTTGATAAAATCAAGCCCACGCCATCTTGTGCAGTACGACAACCATCAACTGTGTTACTAAAACCAGCAGCAGCCACAGGAGTTCCTGTCAAGTCTTTAAGAACAATTACACCACCTTGTGTTTGTGTTAGTACAATAGCTCCAGAACTATCAACGCTGGCTGCAATGTTTTGCACACCAGTTGCACTCACCGCAGCCAGGAATGCAGCCGCAGTTATACCGTTTATTGTGGCAGTAACTGGGCTTGTTAATACAGAGCTACCTGCTGTACTAGTTTGAATTGAGAAAGTATTACCCGAAACAAAAGTTTGAGTAGTATTGCTACCAGTAATTACTGTTTGGTTACCGCTACCAAAATACTGGCGCTCAAACAATTGCAATGTGTAGGTATTGTTAAAATCACCAGTATCCATATTAAGTTCAGGACTTACATTATACTGAGTATATGTTGCACCAGCAGGAATAATTCGACCGCCGCCAACTTGATCTAGTGCTGCATTTGCAGCCTGATCGCTTGAGTATACAGGAGCAGTTTGTTGAATCCAGGCACCTAAAATTGTGCTGTATTTTTTAACAACCATGTTAGTACCAAGGTTAGCTGCGGTAATCTTGTTCCATACAGACCCAAGTGGGCGTGGTTGATCATCAGAGGCTCTCCAACGTGGAACTGTGTAGTTGGGACTTTGTTGGAATGCAGGAGCGTAATAAGTCTGTTCTAATGTTACACCAAGTGTAGATACCAATCCAGCAGTAGAAGCGGCACCAAACACCACTGCGCCACCGCCGGCAGTGGATCCATCAGCAGTGGCAGAACTATCAATGTATATAGCAAGTCTATTGGCAATTACAGCACTGTATATGCCTTGGATAGCAGCAGTGTTAATAGCTGCACTCAATCCCGCCAGTGTATTGTCAGGACTAACAGGAACGTTAACAGTAGTACCGTTAATGACCAATGAATTACCGGCTGTTAGTGTAGTAGTCACTGTGTTTGTAGATCCCCATGATACCCAACTCAATTTCCAGTCATCACTACCAACCAATACCCAAGTGTTATATAGATCATACAATCTTGAAGCTGTAGTTTCTGTAGATGTTACAGTTCCAGATTTATAATACATTGGGTTAGCAGTGTTGGTTCCAACTATAGCATAATCACCAATGCTACCATATGTAGAACTAGGAACTCCAGTATTTAAATTATTAGTATTAGTAATAACTGTAGGAACTTTAAGTGTAAATGCTCCAGTGGTGTTGTTCCATTGGAAGCAACCCCATGCTGTGTTAGCAATATCTAACCAGTATGTGCCGTTTGCTGGCTCGCCTAATGGTCGAGTCAAGCTAGCAGTCAAATCAGCTAGGTTAATGTTTACACGCTGAATGTATGCACGGTTTGTAACACCCAATGCTGAATAAGCTGCAAGCAATCCGTATTCGTTGAGCTCGTAGCCGTTGATTGGTGTGCCAGCTGTTGTTTTATAAAAGAATGGGTTGCCGTAAGTGGCAACCAAATCGCGTTGGCTAGTGACCAAATAAATTTTGTTAGCGTTGGCTGCTAACGTACCTGCTGCAACGCCGGTGCCAGATGCACTAATTTTGTTTTGAGCTGTTGCTAACAAAATGTAGGGGACCGAGTTGGTTGCTGAAGGGATAAAATTGCTCTCATCAATGATTGAGACTTGTACGCCAGGTGAAACTAATGCCATTGTAGGCTCCTTTTTAACTTTCTAATATTTAGTGATTAAATCAAAAACCAGGTGGTTACACTGCCCTTTGGCAAAGGTTTTGTGTAAATACAGCATGAGACCCACATGTAATGCTTGTAATCAAAGGTTGTCGGCTGTGAACTATTGCCGTGATGGAATAACACATTATAGAAAAAAATGTGATTATTGTATAAGGCGCGGCCGCAAAGAAAAACCGCCGGTGCCAAGATGGCAAACAGCGGGGTACAAGAAAAAAACAGTTTGTGATCGTTGTGGATTTAGATCCAGATTTATTAGTCAGCTACTGGTGTATCATGTGGATAGCAATCTAGCAAACACCAAAGGAGCAAACTTGCGAACTATATGTCTCAATTGTGTCGAGGAAGTTCGCAGACTCGATGTTCCGTGGGCCCGGGGCGATTTACAAGCAGATCATTAAGTTGAGA